CTTGTCATCCGTGGAACTTTGCCCGCAAAGTAGCCTTGGCTATCCAAACGACAGACCGGCTCTTTGGTTATGAAAATGCCTTTACCGTTCCCTCCGACTGCTTGCGAGTCCTAACAATAGCTCAAGACCCAGCCGCCGACTGGAGACGAGAGGGAGACCTAATAATTACGGACGAGGGCGAAACACCTCCAGATTGGGCCGATGAAACTATCTATCTTGCAGGTCAGATGGTGTCTAATAATGATGTTACCTATCTTTGCTCTGCGGCTCATACCTCTGGTGATGATACCGATGAGCCAGGAGTGGGAGCAAATGAAGGAGACTATTGGACTTCTCAGACTGGTAATTACCAATATCTTGAAGTCGAATACATCTATCTTGCAACAGACGCTACAAGCTATCCACCATTCTTGAGACAGTGTGTTGTTCTAAACCTGGCAATGAAACTGTCTCCGGCAATAAAACAAAATGAAACTGTTGCTCTCCATCTACAACAGATGCTCTACGGAGGCCCAAAAATAAATGGTATTTTAGGTCAGGCACGTTCATGTGATGCACAGGAAAGCGGTGGTGTAAAGATAAAAACCTCAACTTGGTTGGATGCTCGAAAATGAAGAAAGTCTATATATATATAGTTTTATTTTGTCTTTTTACTACGGCACTTGCACAAGACAAGCCCTATCGTGTCCTTAACTCCTTTAGTGCTGGTCAGTTATCCGAGCTTCTCAGTATCCGTGAAGACCTCTCCAAATACCACTCAGGTTGCTCCATAATGAAGAACTTCTTCCCGCTTCCCCAGGGAGGAGCACAAAAACGTCCTGGTACGGTTTATGTGGCTGAATCCAAGGAGAATACTAAGATACGACTACTTCCTTTTGAGTATTCTACTGAGCAATCATACGCAAGTGAGCTTGGGAATCAATATGTCAGATTTTATACGGACAATGCACAAATAACTGGGTCAAATGGAGAGAACACAACGAGTTATCCGCAGTATAGTTCTCTGAAATCACATTGGAAACTTAATGAAGTTATTGAAATAACTGCTGTTGATGATGACGGAGACCATGATGGAACTATAAATGTTGATGCTTCATTTTTAACATCTACGGGTCAAGTCGGACAAGCATTTGATTTTGATAACCAATATGAAGTATCTGTATCCGACCATGCGGATTTTACCTTTCAACTTACTGCATTTACAATTTCCTGTTGGATATATGTAGATGATACTGATGCGGCTGATGACTTTATTATTTCAAAACATAACACAGGAGCGACTACAAGAGAATATTGGTGTATTCTTGACAGTAGTGAAAAATTAAAAATATTACTTTATGACGAAACTGCAGATAAAGATTGTTCGCGTATTACCAATGCTGCTTTATCGACTGGTTGGAGATATGTTGTTATTACCTATGATGGTGGTGGAGGGGCAACCGCAGCTAATGGACTTACTTTTTATGTAAATGGTTCTGTAGCTGCCAGTACCGCTACAAATGATGCAAGTTTTGTTAAGATGCGTGATACGGCTGCGAATGTCTATATAGGGGCTTACTACAATTCAACCCAACATTTTGATAATCAAATTGATAATATAGCAATTTGGAAGGGAAAAGAATTAACTTCGTCTGAAGTAAGTACCTTGTATGCCCTACAGACGGGGACTGATGCTTATGAAATATTAACTCCTTATCTTACTACTGATTTATTTGAACTCAAATATGAGCAATCGGCTGATGTTTTATATATTACTCATCCTGACTATGAACCAAGAAAGCTATCAAGGTATTCTAATACATCTTGGTCTTTAGAAGCGATTGCTATAGAGAACGGGCCTTTTAGAAACCAAAATACAATTATCTCTGCTACTATATCGGCTGATGGAACAACTGGTTCCGTAACTTTAACAGCAACAAATTGTTCTCCTTTCGTAGATGGCACTACAGCAGGCCACGAACCAAGTGGAGCATTAGCTACATCCAAATCTCAAACAGGAGCTTTATTCAAGTTGGTGCATCCTCTTGCTACCTTAGAATACAGCGATGAGTTAGATGATAACTATACCAACAGCCAAGTTGAAAATGTCAGTTGGATGGATTGTGGAACTGTCTATGAAGGAGCTACTTGGTATTTAACAACTTTGGGAACATGGACAGGTACTTTAGAAATTCAACGCAATTATACAGTTGGTGCTGCTCATGATGCTGCTGGTTGGGAAACCGCTGATATACGTCCTTTTGCCTCAGTAGATGATAGAAATGTTATAACGAGTGGAACGGAGGATTGGGATGCTGCCTCCTATCGTGCTATCCTTACCGAGTCTGGTGATACAGCCGAGGAGTGTAAAGTATATTTTAGTACCGACCAAACGGAGCATATTGGTATTGTAGAAATCACCGCAGTTGCAAGCACAACTTCAGCGACAGCGACAGTTCTAACTACCCTTGCCTCAACCGACGCAACCCACAAGTGGTCTGAAGGCTCGTGGAGCAACTACCGAGGTTGGCCACGTACTGTTGCCTTCTTTGAAGATAGACTTACCTTTGGTGGTAATAGTTCTCAACCTGATACCATCTGGGCATCGGTTACGGCTGATTATGAAAATATGAAGGCAGGGGCAGATGATAACGATGCGTTACTTTATACATTATCTTCACGGCAAGTTAATATAATCAACTGGATGATAGGTAAGAACAAAATTCTCATCGGTACAAGTGGTGCTGAATGGACTTTGGCAGGTTCAGGTGGTGAACCACTTTCTGCTTCAGTAGTACCTAAAGCCGAACAACATTCTACCTACGGGAGCGCAAATCTGCAAGCCACTCAAGCAAGTGAAAGTATCTTATTTTTTCAACGTGGTTCAGAAAAGATGCGTGAGCTGGCCTACGATTGGGAATCCGACTCCTATGTCGCTCCCGATATGACAATCCTTGTTCCCGAAATTACTGGTGATGGTATTACAGATACAGCCTTTCAACAGACTCCTAACCCCATCCTTTGGTGTGTTAAAGAGAATGGTGAAATTGCAACCTTTGTTTATGAGCGTCATGAACTCCTCACTTCCTGGTCAACACAAATTACCGATGGAGATTTTGAATCAGTCGCCGTTATCTCTGGCAGCGCTGAAGACCAGGTTTGGGTATCGGTAGCAAGAGTAATTGGGGGCAATACCCAAAGATATATTGAATACTTTTCAGCTCGTGACTTCGGCACGGATGTTGATGATGCCTTCTACGTGGATTGTGGTATCACTTATGATTCTACCGCAACTACTACAATTACAGGACTTGGGCATCTTGAGGCTGAAATCGTAGGTGTTCTCGGTGATGGTGCTATTCAGACCAGCCAGTTAGTTGCTGGTAGTCAGATAACCATAACCGAAGCCTCTACCGTTCAAGCAGGGCTACTCTACGAAACCCAACTAAGAACAATGCCTCTAAGCTGGGTTGCCCAAGGTGTAACTATTCAGGGAAGGATTAAGAAAATTAACGAGGTTATCGCTCGCTATTATAATAGTGGTAACTTTAAGGTAGGTAGAAGTGCCACGGTTGGAGAGACAATCAACATAGATGGTATGAATACCGAAGAACATAGAATAACTTTTCCGGCAGGCTATGACCGGCCAGGATACGTCTATATTTATCAACAATCGGTTGAGCCGCTGACCTTATTAGGTTTAATGATTGAGTTTCAGATATATTGATTATGAGTATTTTCATTCGTCCATTTATAAAGTCTGACCTAACTGCTTTCGAGCCAATGGAACCAATGACTCGTAACAGTCGCTTCAACCCTGAACTGGCTCAAGCGATGGAGGATTCCGGTCTTGCTATCACTGGTATCAGAGAGGGTAAGATATTTGGCTGTGGAGGTGTTCATCCCTTGAGCAATGGTCAGGGTGAAATCTGGCTACGCCTCAGTCAAGACTGTCTCAAGCACAAACTCGATACCCTCCGTTGGATAAGAGAAGGACTAAAGATAATTGAAGAAGTCTATCCCTTTAATCAGTTAAACGCTGTGGTTAAATGCTGTTTTGCCTCAAGTATTAAACTTGTTAAATTTTTAGGCTTCCACGAAACCCAGACTGAAATCTATGATGGTGAAAGTTGGTTGATTTTCTCTAAGAGGGTTAAAAAATGACTGCTGCTGCAATACCTCTTATGATAGCTGCTACTATGGTAAGTGCTTACAGCGCCTATCAACAGGGTCAGACTGCTGCTCAGCAATCCAGAGCACAAGCTGCTTGGCACACCTACAACGCCAAGATAGCTAAACGTGAAGCTGAGGCAGAGCGTCGAGCGACTGCCTTTGAGGTTAAACAACAAGCACGACGAGGTAAAACCCTCCAAGCTCGTCTACGTACTTTAGTCGGTGCTTCCGGCGTCGAAATGGCAGGCTCTCCCCTCTTGGTTGCTGAAGATACTGCTGCCCAACTTGCACTCGAAAGCGCTAATATTAGAACAACAGGCGCTCGTAGAGTTCAAAGATGGAGGTCTCAATCTATTCTTGATGTCTTCAAAGCTCGTACCGCCCGTAGAGCTGCTTCTGAGTATGAGCAGGCAGGGATTCTACAAGCCGGTGCAGGGTTATTGGGAGGAGCAGCTCAAGTTAGTTATATGGGGTCTCAGACGGGTGTGGGAGGAGGAGTGACATCAGAAGCAGGTACAGGTACAATGGCTTGGAGTGGTTATGGGAGAACAAGACCACACAGAACTTCTTTTAGGGGACTTTAGGTGAAATTATTAAATAGAAATGGTGCAAAACAGCCCTTATCGCTCCTGACTGGCCCCGCCTTGCAGTTCTCTGATAAGAGCTGTTACAAAGGTTCATTCAAACCTACGGCGTATTTCAACTTAATGAAAATGATGGGCCTGCCAGTAGCAGCCTTTCTGTTTTGCAAAGATATTAAATAGGAT